CACTGGCGAGGTGCTGCAAAATAAGTATGGCAAGTATGCAGTTGATAGTTTTGAAAAATTGGTGAAAATTGGATAAGGAGAAATAATGAGCTATGATTTTTCAACCTGGCATGATGGATGGTATGCCACAGCCTCAGAAGCAGACCGCAAGTTGTTTCGCGAATGGCTGACCAATGTTATTCGCACCGAGCGAGTCAACATTAACTTTGTCAAGGCCGATGGTACTGAACGCTGGCTGCACTGCAGTCTGCATCCTGACCTGATTCCTGCAGATAAATTGCAGAAAGAAGAAGCCGCACCGCGCAAGCGATCCGAAGACGCTTTGAGTGTCTGGGATCTGGAGAAACAGGACTGGCGTAGCTTCCGCTTTGATCGTGTGAAACAGTTTAGTTTTAATCTGGGAGATCTGCATGTCTAGACCTTCATTGTCCAGTAGTGAGCCCAAGTATGATGCCTTTGATGCTGACAATCAGGGCAAGTTCATGCAGGCCATGAACTGGTATAACTACGAAAAAGACAAGAAGGATGCACTGGCCTATGCTGGTGCCTGGGTTAAAAAGCACTGGCCCGCAGACTATAAATTCTGGGCCAAGATCGATGAAGATAAATTTAGCCGCACCTTTGGCTGGGTCGCCCGCATGTCAATGAATGGTACTGCGTTTGAAGACACAGTACAAAAACGCATGGCTGCACATTTTCAAGAACTGCTGACCCAGGCCAAGAGTGTAAAAGAAGAGCCTGTGGCTGTGGCGACTGCTGTGACACCCAAGCGCAGCATTCAGGATGCCATGGCAGAGAAACAGGCCGAGTTTCTGGGAGAAGCCATAGATGGCGAGATTGATAATTTTATTACTAATTCCTTTAAGCCTACTGGCTACAACCTGTACAAGTACTGTCAGGCTCACAACGTCGCCAAGCAGTACCTTGCAGGTGTCGCACCCATCTGTAATCGACTACTAGCCGAGCTGGATCTCATCGGCACTGATGCTCAGGTCACAGAAGCCTGGCGGCATGCAGGCAAGCGCGACATCAAGGCTCTGCGTGAGTTCCTGCAGACACTGACGGAAGACGCTGACCGATATGCCAACTTTAAAAAGGCCAATCGCAAGCCCCGTGTGAAGAAGGCCAAGCCCGCAGGCGAGCAGGTTGCCAAGTTAAAGTATCTGAAGCAGCACGAAGAGCTCAAGAGTGTGACGGCGCCCAGCATTGTTGGTGCACAGCAGCTCTGGGTCTACAACATCAAGAACAAGAAGCTGGGTGTGTATATCGCAGCAGGTGCCAGCGGCTTCAGTGTCAAGGGTACTAGCCTGCAGGGCTATGATCCTGATGCCAGTGTGCAGCGTACTTTGCGCAAACCCGAGGTGGTGATTCCTAAAATGATGGCTGCGGGCAAGGTGGCACTGAGAAAGATTTTGACAGATCTTACCACCACTGAAACCAAGCTCAATGGTCGCTTCAATGAAGATACCCTGTTGCTGAGAGTGCTATGAACAATGATTTTGACAACTTGATGTATGAAGCTGGATTAACAGCGCAGGGCTGCTGGGATGAAATGGATGACTATGATCACGCTGCCATCATGAAGTTCGCCAAGTTGATTGTGCGAGAATGTGTAAAAGTAATGTATGATAATGCTATAGAACGAAAAGTTCCGCCAGATATCAATCAAACACCTACACATTATGCCATTGCTGTATTAGAACATTTCGGAGTTGAAGAATGACAGAAGGTGAGAAGGCCGGTTGGTGGGCTATTGCATATCTACTCATGGTAGGTGCGGCCGCTTACTTTACTATGTTTATGATTGTTTTTAGTTTTCTCAAAAGACTGTTTTGGAGTTGAAGAATGAAATACGATGCCGTGGCTGCATTGGCTCAGCTGGAACAGGACAAGGAAGATGCGCGTCGTGCCATCTTTGATTTGATCGATCACAATGAGCTGCTGGACGACGACGGTTATCCCACCGAGGCAGCTCTGGATGTCGTCAAGCTCTGGCACTGGACCGATGCCCAGGGTTGGTTCAAGTTTATTCGCAGCCTCTGGGCCTACAGAGACTGGGGCTGGACCGAAGGCACTGACATCGATGACTGGGACGACAGCCAGGCATATCGTTATCATATCAGCACCGCTGGCTGGAGCGGCAACGAATCCATCATCCGTGCCATGCAGGACAATCACATGATGTGGCATTTAAACTGGGTGCAGAGTCGGCGCGGCGGCCACTACATATTTGAGATCAGGGAGTTTGACATGAATAATCGCACACCACGTTTTCCCAACGATCCTGCAGACTATGATCTGCCGCCACATACGGACTAATCATGATACTTGAAATACTGGCCTATGGTTTCTTTTCAGCCTTTGGTTGGTGGGCGGCCAACCACTATGTCATCGAACCACACTTTCCTCCGCCCATTGAAAGGAAAAAAGATGAGCACGAAAATAAATGATGTAATACACAGACTCAAAAATCTGCAGCAATTTCAGATCAGTCTAGAAGTACCCGAAGACTTTGAATTTCATGGACCAGTACCCTTTGACATGCGGATTGCCGACGGCCAGGCCAGCGTGATTGTCTGGGCCCTGACCGAAGAAGAAGCTCGACAACGAGCCATGGAGTATTTTAACCCTTATGATGGAACAACATGAGCTATTTTATTCGCAATGGAAACACCTACAAGGTAGCCGACAGCGCTGCCATAGATCTGCATCATCATCTGCCTGCAGGCAACTACATCATACAGAGTCATCCCTTTGAAGGGCTGTATCTAGAACAGATTGATAGCTTTGAGCCCGCGGGTCGTGTCTACGGCGACACGCTGAAGAACGCAGACCGCATCATCAATACCTTTCTGGATCGTCAGGGCAAGTCTACAGGTGTGATGCTGACCGGCGAAAAGGGATCAGGCAAGACTCTGCTGGCGCGCACGCTCAGCATCAAGTGCGCCGAGCAAGGCATTCCCACCATTGTCATCAATTCAGACTGGAGTGGCGATCAATTCAACAAGCTGATTCAGGACATTGACCAGCCCTGCATGGTGCTGTTTGATGAGTTTGAGAAAGTCTACGATGAAGACGAACAGGAAAACATCCTGACACTCATGGATGGTGTGTATCCCATGCAGAAGCTGTTCGTGCTGACCTGCAACGACAAATGGCGTGTGGATCGTCATATGCGTAATCGTCCGGGTCGCATCTACTACATGCTGGACTTCCGTGGCCTGGAAGAAAGCTTCATTCGTGAATACTGCTATGACAACCTCAAGGATGCCAGCCTGAAGAACATCGACAGCATCTGTACTGTGGCCAGTTTGTTCAATGAGTTTAACTTTGACATGCTGAAAGCTCTGGTAGAAGAAATTAACCGCTACGGTGATACTCCGCAGGAGGCTGTGAAGTTGCTGAATGTCAAGGCTGAATTTGACAGTGGTACCTACTATGACATCAAGATCGTGATCAATGGTCAGACTGTAAAGGTACACCACCCAAGTGAATATCATGGCAACCCCATGAACCTGGATCATGAGCGTTTCCACTGGCATGCTCCGGCCGTGCCTGCCAAGGCTGAGCGAGTTGTATCCGAGACCATACCCAGCCTGGGCGACTGGCTCAATGTCGACGATGACGACGATCGTACCAGCAGTCTGTTCAGTGCGCAGGATCTGGTCAGGGTTCTGCCAGCTCAGGGCGTGTTTGAATTCCAGAACCGTCGTGGACATCAGTTAATCTTAACCAAGCAACGTTATTCAAACTATAACTTCAACGCCTTCTAAGGAGCAGGTATGAGTCATGAAGACGATAAAATCAAACATAGTCGTCGGCTTCACAAGGATCAGGTTGCCATAGATCGCCAGGTTGGCATTGCCAAGGACTATGGCATGCATCATGACCGTCGTTGGAAATATATTGAACAGCCGCATCGTAATCATAAGAAACATATACTGAACTGCGGCGATCCCCGATGCTATATGTGCGCCAATCCCAGAAAGATCTTCAAAGAAAAGACCATGCAGGAAAAACGGTTTGAACAACCCAGACTACACGAAGAACGTGAAGAATAAAACGGTGTATACCACTTGACAGCAGAGTCCACTTCATATATAATGGTGTTACCACTAATTTTCAAGGACTTAAAATGATTGTTGTTGACTTTAACCAGACGGCTATTAGCACGCTCATGGCCGAGCTGGCAGGCCGAACCGATGTAGAAATTCGCAAGGACCTGATTCGCCATATGATTGTCAACGCTATTCGCAGCTACAAAGTAAAATTTGGTGCTGAGTTTGGCGAGCTGGTCATTGCCTGTGACAACCGTCACTACTGGCGCAAAGATAAATTCCCCTACTACAAAGCCAGTCGCAAAAAGGCTCGCGCCGACAGCGGCTTTGACTGGAAGCTGATCTTCGACACACTGGCAGAAATTCGTGCCGAGCTCAGCACCTTTTTCCCGTATACTGTGATCGATGTTGACGGCGCCGAGGCCGACGATGTTATTGCTGTCATGGCTCAGTGGAGTCAGACCAATGACCTGCAGCCCGATGGTGCCTTTGGCGATGAGATACCTCAGCCCTTTCTGGTGCTGAGCGGCGACCATGACTTCATTCAGCTGCAGAAGTACAAGAATGTGCAGCAGTACAGCCCTATCCACAAGAAGTGGGTCAAGCCTGACAGCAGCATTCAAAGCTATCTGCTGGAGCATATTGTCAATGGCGACAAAGGCGATGGCATTCCCAATATTCTCAGCCCTGACGACTGCTTCGTCACCGAGAGCCGCCAGAAGCCCATAACCAAGAAACGCATGGCTGAATGGGAAAAGGTACCCATGGATGATTTTCATCAACACGTGCCTGTGGAAGTAGCTCGCAACTTTCAGCGCAATCGCTATCTTATTGACTTTGACTACATACCTGATGCAGTCAGGGACAATATACTCAGTGCCTGGACTGGTCGTACTAAAAAGGACCGCAGCCAGCTGCTGAACTACTTCATGGAACATCGCATGAAGAACATGATGGAACACATCGGAGAATTTTAATGCATCTACTATTACCAGAATTATTTGAAAAGGTCAGTCAGGCCAAGAACGAAGCCGAACGAATTCAGCTGCTGCAGAGTCATAAAAACGGAGCCACACTGAAGTATGTACTGGCACTGAACTTTGATCCACAGTATGAATTTGATCTGCCCAAGGGTGAGCCGCCTTATAAACGATCACCACACCCCACCAACATGGCAGAGACCAACTTCTATGCCGAGAGCAAGCGCCTGTATATTCTGATCAAGAATCATCCACGCCGACCCAAGAACATCAAACGCATGCAGGTCGAGAACATCTTTATTCAGATGCTGGAGGGCATCAACGGCATCGAGGCTGACATGCTGATCGCTCTAAAAGACAAGCAGCTTCAGAAGAAGTATAAAGGCCTGACTGAGTCTCTGGTGCGCCGTGCTTTCCCAGAAATTCTGCCTGAAAAACAGGCAGAAACAGGTTAATAATTTTATATTACCCTGCAAACGCCAAGCAGATCAAGGCGAAAACAGGCATGAAAAGGCTTGACATAATGGTGCTTTTTTGCTATAATGGTGGTACGTTAAATGAGAAAGGACCAGAAAATGACTGAATTTGAAATGAACTGTTATGGTATGTCGGAAGCCGATATCCGCGAAGAATACATGAACTCATTGACTGCTAGACTCAGCGGATTAGAAATGGTGGTCATGAGTATCTTGTCTGACTGTCAAGAGTTGATGGCAAACGGTGCTTCCGAACTTCGCGTTGAGACAGTTCGCAAGCAGATGAACGTTGCCAAGTTCATTCTCAGTGAAATGATGGAAGCCAAAACTGTAGCCTAAGGAGCAGATCATGATGGAAGTTCAAATTGTTGAAGGTGTGCGTTGTTTTGTATTCAAGCGCGAGCCTGTGGCGGTGGTCAAGGTCAGCAAAGCCAAACTGGAGCGTGAGCGCAAGGCCATAACTGGACGTGGCGCGGCTCGTCGTCGCAATGCTGTGCGCCGTCCCAGTGAATGTATTGTAACCACTTTCTAAGAGGATATTATGCGTAGCCTAGTCATTGGTTTTTTGATAATTATGTTGTCAGCCTGTGGCACCTTTGGTGGTGCGATTTCTGGTGCAGGTCGAGATCTTCAGCGCGCAGGCCGCTGGATCGATTACAACAACTAAGGAGCAGTAACATGAAGAAAATAGCAGCAGTACTTTTATTGGCCGTGGGTGTGGCCAGCACACCAGCTCAGGCACACGGCGGTGGCGGAGCCCAATGGTTTGGCCCCATGATTGGTGGCATGATCATCGGCGGCATCATTGCCGACGCCAATCGTCCCCGAGTCTATGTAGCGCCGCCACCACCTGTGGTGTATGCACCACCCCCGCCTGTATATGCCGCGCCGCCCACAGCAGTCATTCCACCAGGCTTTTATCGTTACCCTGAATGCCGTACCGAGTATCTCTACAACAGCTATGGCGTAGTTGTGGGTACACAGAGCATCTGTAATTGATCTGGAGTTGATGATGATTAAATTGAATGAAATTTTTGGTTTGAAAGTTGGCATTGGTGTCATGGTGACATTCTTGATACTGTATTTTGTCTTCTTTCCACTGTGTGTGGCCTGGGCTCTGAACTATCTGTTTAATCAGAACATTGCCTATACCTTTGACACCTGGATGGCAGTCACAGTAT